TAAGTGTTATTTAATGTTGGTGTTAGATATGGAACAGGAAAGGCAAGTGCGCGACCTTTTAAGGCGAAATCACTACCCGTTGAAGTTGAGGGGTTAATTGTAATATACCCATTTTGAATTTTAACGTTACCATCAACACATAATTTTTGTGTAGGTGTCATATTAATCCCTACTGACTGATTGAAAATATTTACGGGATTAGTACCGGTTAAATTTCGTGTTGCGTTACCTGTAATACCTACCGTTAAATCTAATCTATTACTAGCATCGTACTGAGCCGAAAACTGCTGTGTAGTGGAAATTAGTTTAAATAGGCCTCCCGCTACATAAGTCATTCCTGCATTAGAAGAGACCACCCCTGCAAGATTAAATAATACTTGTGTCGTTGCCCCTCCCGTGATGGCAGTTGTCCCGATGGTTATTCCCGTTGATGCAGGGGCTACCCATTTTAAGCCCGTAGCAGTCGTTGAATCTGCCGTGAGTATATAAGTGTTAGCACCTACCGATAAAATAGCGGGAAGAGTGCTATATGTAACCAAATCACCCTTTGCCGTTTGTGGTAAGGTAGTGTCTATTAAGTCGATGAATTGTAATTCTGTTGGAACATCTCCCGTTTGGAAGTATGTTTTTAATGTTGTATTATCTGATATTGCCATTGTCTTATCCTATTATAAATGTTGTTCCTATTGCCATCACTCCTATTCCTATTGCTACATCTCCAGTCTCTGAAAGTGGGGCTTTGATAAATTCACATTGAGTTACATTTTTACCGCCAATTATATGGTCTATCACTTTATTCAATCTGAAATACTGACCCATGAAAAAATACAAATACGAGAAATCAATCTGATTAATGTCCTGAGCATTCAAATTAAAATATGCACGTACTATCTTTGAATCCTTATTCGTAATATCGTCAATGAACACTTTGTAATAGTCATCGAACAAATTGATATTGGAAGGGTAGTTCATCACCGTTCCCCCTACCGACCCATAGTATAATTTCTGCGGGACATCAAAACTTAAATCTACTGTTAAATTATACGGATCATCCATGTGCCCTGCAAAAGGATAAACAAAATAATTCAAAGGGTTTCCATCTAAAGAGAACCCATTGGAAGCCTTGAATCCTCCGTAGTAAAGTATTCTTATGTTCGCGGCCTTTGCTTGTCTTACACCACTACTATCATACGTCTTGATGGAAGGGAGAACCATGTTCGTACTCCATGCGGGTTCGTTTGCCATCACCGTAGGACTGAAAATTAAATCTATCTTTTTTTCATCCTTTACAAAGTCGTTATTAATATAATATTTTAAATCCCCGTAACTTCTGCCGAACTCCTTAAAATAAGAGTCATTATAAAAGTCGCTATCTTCTTTATAAGTAAAAACATACGGATTGGCATCTAAAGCTCCCATAGGGATAATATTAACGGGCTTCGATATATCTATCTTACTTGTCCAATCTAATACGTTATTCGTTAGATATGTTTGTCGTGGGTTCACTACCATCTCGTTTTGATTGGACGTATTATCCCAGTATAAATTAAACATCTTAGTTAGAGAAGTAAGGAAGTCCCGTTGAAGGATAGTAGGTGGAAGAACGTTGTTCATATCTACCGATGAACCTATCCCGTTAACGCTTGTCGCTTCTACTAAAATAGTACCTGTGGTATTAATAGAATAAGTTGATGTGTAATCTGTTCCGTCTGAGAATACACTTGCTAATTCAAATTTAACTATATCACCATAGTTAAGCGGTATATTACCTGAGTTTAGATTATTGACATAAGGTAATACATCAGAGTTTGCAAGTACTAACGTGTTTGATAAAGCCCCGTTAATTTTTATAAGTATTGTAATCTGCAAGTCCTCGCTTCCCACAAAAGGAACGTCAACATTCAAGCAAACGAGACTTATATTAAAACTGTATGTGCCCGCTTTGTTGAAAGTGAATAGTCCTGTTCCTGTGTCGTACTGGCTATAAGTATCTGCTGCCTTAGTATCGAATATTATAGGGTTTCCGATTACCGTATTTACACTTGTAGCAGTTGATACTTCAAATGTCCTAAGTCCTACATCAGCCAAACTTAAAGTGAACCCGCTACCCGTAAACGGAATAATCAGCCTCTTGAAAAATGCAGTATTAAAAAATGAACCTGCGCTATATCCGTATCCCGCTGAACTAAAGATTTTATCAACGATAGTCTTGACATAAATAGCGGGAAAGAAATACTCTGATAGCATAACCTTGGGGTTATCAGTAATCCCATAGTCTATAAACGGATAAACATAACCTGTGCCGTATGCAAATGAAGTAACTCCCGAAACCCCAGCAGTATCCATTATCGAAGTGTCCCAACTATTCGTAATATTGGTAGCGTTCCATGTGTGATTGTATTGTGAAAGATCAAGGTCGATTAGCTTGCTTGTACCAATAGCCCCGAATAAGTCTCCAAGCTCACCATATATGGCTACCTCATATTCTATATTATTAACTCCTAATACATTTACTTGTATCAAGTGGATATACCCTTTCATTTGAAGGATTGAGTCTACGTATATAGAACATGAAGCCTTCAGATTAGGGTTAAAGTCAGGAAAGAAATTAACTGTACTGCTCGTATTTTGGATTGAACAATTAACATCGAATATGAATCCAAAAAGTTTATTATTTGCTTTTGTGCCAGGTATTTTTACCGTCTTAGTGAACGATGTACTTCTATTCTCGGGAGTGGCTATATCGGCAATTTGCTTATTCAATGGGATATCAACAGACTCTATTAAGTCTACCAATACATCATTTATAAATAATTGAGTTGCCATTAATATCTTTGAAGTTCTAATGTGCTTGAATAACTGAACGAGATAGTAAAGTTGAATATCTTATCGTTGACCTTTGTTTTCTGTAAGTAGTTGGTTTCTTTGATTACAATAGACACTAATGTAGTCCCTTCGAGTACCCATACCTGTGGAGACTGAATTAACTCCTTCATAAGTAAGTATTCAGCATCGTTAAGTAAGTCGGTGTTAATGACAATAGAATCCGTTACCTCAGTATTATATTGTGTCTCTTGTCTTTCCCCCTGAGAAAATCCGTATGTCGTAGCCGTAAGGAATCCCCCTAAAGTAGATTTGAATGTAGAACGTTGTATGTCGCTTGACTTATAACTCTTTTTGTTGAAGTTCCATGTCTCCACTTGCCCATATTGACCTAGAAAATAAATAGGGTAATTGTCGTATTTAGAACACGAATCCTCGATACTGAAAGTTAGAATTTCGCTATTCTGCCCGGAGTTGAACACTAAATTTATTAAATAGGTTGATGTCGCAGCGGGAATAACCGAACCCTCTGTACCGCTTGTTAATTGTGCCTGTGGAATCAAATTAAGATTCGCAGGTCCTGAAGGGAAATACAAGAATACCATATCGTCTTGAGTCCCGTCCCATGGTTGACCGATTACCGTTGTTGCCAATGTCGCACCTGCTGAGTTCTTCGCTACCACTTTAATTCCCGTAACTAATGAAGTAGCCGAGTTCATCTCTTGCATAAAGTAAAGAAATGATTTAGTGGTAGTAAAAACTTTTCGAGTGCCTTTGAATTTATTTAAAAATAAACGGGTGCCTGACCCTAAAAAGTATGTGCTAGAGTCGAATGATAAGAAATCTTTTGGGCTTAATGCTATATTTGGGGATAACAAAGTGGCGGTCTGAGTTGAGTAATAATATTCAGCAGTCGTAGGGCTTCCGTATTCTTCACCAAACTCAACAACGAATCCGATGTAATTGTTATTTGCCTTTGTTACTTGTACTGCTGTCATGTCAATTGTATGGGTGACATAGTTCTCTAGTATCCTATGAAGGTCAAATGCAGCCTTAGTGGTATATACAGAATCAGTAGGTTGCTTCACTTTGGCTAAGGTGTTCCCCCCTAAATCTTTGATTAAAGCAATTATCTTATAGTTGTTCTGTGCCGACATAGAACCACTCACGAGAAAGTAAAGAGGTGAATAAGCGGGATCACAAACGGAAGGTATCTGTAAAATTCCTATTGACATGATATTAATAGTCTAAATCAATGATTTGTGTTTTTAATTTAACTTCGGCCTGCTTAATAAATCTGCCAAATCTTCCCTTCGTAGATGCCTTGCTATCTTGTTCTCTTTGAATGAGATAATCTGTAAATCTATGAAAACTACCTTTTTGGGAGTTGTTGTCATGTATTTGTCTAGGTTTTTCTTCGGTTTCCATTTCATTTGTAATGAGATTTCCAAATTTGAGATGCTTTATCTTGTGCTAGTTCTTCGATACTTTGTGCCATACCTACAGCTACCTGATATCCTAAAGCGATGCTTAATTCTTTAGAGAGGTCATCGTACTTTGTTTTATTCACGACCTCACTTAAAAACTTACTTCCTTTACCTCCGAATCTCTTTAGTGTACCATGTTTACCGATTGAATTAGACATAGCCTCTGCCATTATATTCCTTAGTTTTAACGTATTGCTAATATTTTTATATGGCTTGATTAGCCTAGTATGTCCTTCTTTATCTGTAATCTTTCGTTCCCAATTCTTAACTTTGTTTACGTCTATACCTCTGTAAGTTATCCATCTTTCAATCGGTTCTACCGGTGGCCTCTTACCTTTCTTTCTTCCTCTCTCAGCCCATACCCACGAATCTGGCATCACTATTTGAAGGGCTTTTAATACTCCCGCTCTATCTACTACGTAAGGTTGGATGCCTGCATATAACTCACCTTTAGTATTGAAACCCTTACTTTCCAACGACTCTTTAACATCAATAATGAACTTATCAGCCCAGTCATAAAGTATCTGCTCAATCTTAGAATCGACTCCATTATTCTCACCTCTGTTATTCGCAGTATTAGAATCTAAAGAGTCTAAGAAGTCACTAATAGACTTGCTATTTGCCCGTTGTAATTTGCTTATGTTCTCTACTGCCATATCTTTGTCTCCGTGCGGTGGAGTATTGTTATTTCAATATTGATAATCAACTACTTAACTTTGATACTAAATGAGCTAAAAGTAGCGTTTGTGCCTCCTCGTTTGTCTTACCTTTTATAAGTTTCCTAATCGTATCACTTTCATCTTCCTTTTTGTCTTTTAAAAATGCTATACAATTGAAAAACTCCACGATGTTCATTTTTAAATAGTATTCCCATTCTTTCCGTTGCCCGTTGGATAGTTCGTCAATGGTGGTAAGCCATCCCCAATGAACCCGAAACCCTACTACTTCTTCCCTAATTCCTTGAGCTCCATCTTCGCCATCTTCTCCAACTCCTTCGCTCTCTGAAGTAAATAGGTTTCCCCAACGCCTAACCAACTTTTGTAGACTTCGCAAAAAAAAACACTCGGTGCGAAAGCCTTATCAATACTTAAAAACTCTTGAAATAGTAAAGCCTTGTTCTCGAAGTCGAAGTCAAAAGGTTTCTTTCTCCCCCATATTCCAGCTCGTTCATTAGTCAGTACCGCAAGTATGTAATGTAAGTTATCCGTAGTGGTATCATCATTCTCGGTGTACTTATTAAGTATTATGAACTGCTCTGCCGTTATCTCCTCAGCCTTGAGAAGAACATCGAATACCCGTGACCCTATCTTAAATCTTTTGTTCAGTTTGTCGCTTATAGGATGCTTTATAAAGTCGGTTGCTCTTGCCATCTCGACAAGCCTTATCTTAGGCATTGATTCAAGTTGCTCGGTAGTTAGTTCGGTAAGAACTGACAGTACGGCTATCTCTTGCTCTACTGCGAAATCAAAAACCCCATGCTGAACGGATGTAAGTCTTTGGAATTGAGCGATGGTTAGGTCGCTCCATGTCTTTGGTATTTTCATATTATCGTATATTTCCCGTAGGTTTTTCCTATCTTAAATTCTGTTATCGCTAAAGCTAGCGCACAAACACAGTCATCGTGCAGTCCTGATGGTGCTGAATACTTTACTCCTGTTCTCGTGTATTCATATTCAAAGTTATCGAGTTCATCTTTGATTATCCCATCAGGAAATCCTATCTCTAACTTCTGTATTTTCATTGCTAATCCTTCCATCATCTGTTGCTTACTTTGAGATGTGAACTTTATTAGATTGACATATCTTCCCCTTGAAACTTCCTCTCCAATCGGATCACCTACTCCCGTGCTATCGATGGCAATAGGGACTCCATTATTCAAGTCTTTTATTCTTTGTATTACATTCTGCCAATCACTCTGAAACCTATCCATGTAGCACACGTTGCAATCTTCATCGAGTCCTATTATGACAGTATAATCAAAAGACTTCGCTAAGTCAATACCATAACACACGGGACTCTTGTGGCTTAATGGTTTAACACAAAGTTTGATAAAGTTCGTCCCGAAAGGATTTGCTACGTTATCATTGAACTCTGCCATGTACTCTTGACTGAAAGCAAGTTCAGGCAAGTCTGCCCTCGCATCGTCTATTTCTTCGTTATCAATAAATGGGTTGGTGTACGTGGACATCTGCCATGACATCCACTTTGCCTCTGTCTTACCTTTACAGTAAAGTTTATAAAAGTCATTTTTCCCTTTCGGGGTTGACAGAAACCAAGCATCCCCTTTGAGGTCGGCAAGGGTAGCACGTATTGACTCTGTCCACAACTGCCATAGATTTTTAGTAAATGCTCCTTCATCAATGATAGCACGCTTGTACTTCCTTGACCTTCCAGCAAGTTCATTTTCCAAACTCCAAAAGTCAATAACCCCTCCGGTGATAAGCTCGATAAACTGATGTTCATTTTTCCTTTTGATTATTGGTTCTAAAATAGCAAGGCACTCTTTGTATGTCCCATCGAGCAGTTTGTAAGTGGGAGTGAAGTATCCCGCTGGATGTCCGTTTAAGGCAACCTCGCAAAGTAGATTTGTAGCAAGTGCAGACTTCCCCCACCTACGCCCACAACATAAAACATTAAAACGTTTCTTCTCGTTTAATACACTCTGTTGTCCTTCATGGGCTTTGTTAAGTGTTATCGTTAGGTTTCTCGGCATATACTACTGTAATAGTTGTTTCTCCCGTGTTCTCGTTGTTTGTCTTTTCTACTAAGCCATTCAGTCTTTGGGTGATGGAAGGGTTGTAGAACCCAAGCAACCCGCCAATTATTTGATTCTCTCTAATCTCACCTCTTATGTGCGAACAGATACCAACAAAGTCGGTATAAATATTATCTTTATTACTAAAATACTGTTCTACTTCCCCGTGATTCTCACGACAATAGCGTTTAAATCCCTCAAGGGTCATTGGTACCTTTTGCCCGTCGGCAACTCTTTCTCCTTCCTTACCTACATATTGAACTTTGAGCCATTCTTTGGACTGTTCTTTTAGGTTCAGTTTGAAGTTATCCCATGCTTTTTGCATTTCTGATTCGCTTTTAAATATTCGTGTCGGGTGCATTTCTTTTATATAATTTATTATGTACTACATTGAATAGTAATTTGAAGTCTTTTTGTTCCGATTCCCATTCGTTTACTGCTTTTGTTACTGATGATATTCCCGCGAAATATCCCCAGGGCATAAGTATGTCGTTACAGCAGTCATCCACTACTAAGAACTTGCTTGATAGCTGGGGATAATTGCTCATGTCAGATTTTACCACATCGTAACTATGTCCACCGTCAATGTAGACAATATCCATCGGTGATAAATATTTAGCCTCGTCAATGATGGTTAAGTCCGTACTTAGTCCCACTATTATCTTTGGCTGAGGAAGTTTGAAAGTGTCGTGTATGAGTTTTATGTCGGAAGCATAGTTACTTTCCCAATGGCCATCGGTAGTATCTAAAGGAGTGATACCGTAACAGATACATTCTTTTCCCGCTAATTTAGCGAGTAATTTCACAAGCGCAAGAGTCTGACCCCTAAATACACCAATTTCTAAAAAGGTAAAATTAGCCGGCATCTCGTCAACTATCAACTTCCATAGCCAATAGAACGACCTCTCACCAAATCCGAAAACATTTTTTTCTACCCAGTCCCTTAATTCTTTAAGCTCAGGAGTAAAATCGACATTCTTTGTGAATAACTCGTTAACCCAAGATTGATAGTCTCGGAACCCGTAATTGTAACTTACTTCGTCTATTGTCATATTAATAATTTTTAATTTGTTTCCCCCTATTTTTATAATGGGCAATTGCCGTAACTCACGTGTTATGCTCCATTTTGCTTTACCACCGCACCAATTTGATAAAGATACAATTCGTAAATAGGTATGCCTCCATACTCTAACCATTGGCAATATTTATCTTTGAATCCTCTTAGCTTATATTCCTCTGCTTGTATATGTTTTTCGGCATTATTAAATTGTTCTGTTTTGTATTCCCTACAATATCCATAACATTCTCCAATGCTATCTGCTTCGGCTATTTGTTTTGTAATTGAAAACAGAAAATTTAATTCATTTCTATCTTTACAAATTTTAATTACTTCTTCTATTTCCATTTTAGTATTTATTTAAGTTAATAATTTCGTTAATCCCACCCACGCAAAACGAGAGCATAACACAGTATTTGCGCCATTAAAACGAGCGCAAATACCCAACCGTTAGTGGCAAGTTTTATTTAAAGTTTTTTTGCCCACGCTCTCTAAACTTTTTTCAAAAGTTAAAAAGGTAAAAAAATGCTCTACAATCGGTAAAGTCCATCCATCGCCTAATAAACTCGCTGCTTTATTCCTTGTCAATATATCGCAATAATCATCAGGGAAACCTTGTAATCTGCATAGTTCAATTTTATTTAATGGTCTAATATTATCGCCTGTAAATGCAAATAGTGGTTCGTTCCCTTGCAATAAACAAGGTGTTTTGCCTTTCGTTATTCTTCCTCTCCTGGTTTTGCTTGTAGGAAATGATAAGTTCAAACAATCATTTTCAGTAGCATATTGGTAGCCATCGGTTGTATTGGTTTTTACTTTCAATCTTGCATTTTCAATACTTATTAAATCCTTATATTTTTCTAAGTAAACTACATTTCCAAACTTCGCATATCTATCGTGCATTTTACCTAAATCGGTATTTAATCGTTCTTCGCTTTCTAAAATTGCCCTTGCTTTATCTCGATCCGTATAACCATCGGTTAAAATGTCTTTAAACATTATTTTTCTATCCTCTGGTTGTGGAATATCAGTAACCACATCAAACATTGTTTGCTTCGTTCTTATGTTTGTCCAGTAATATCTATCCCTTAATTGTGCCGTTACCAAACTACTATTAATTCTTACAGGATAAAGCCCCATTGCACGGCTCATAATTCCAATATCCTTTTTATTTGCACTTCCAACATTTTCTTGAAAAAATATTACATTAGGGTTAAGGCTTCTAACGTGTTCCAATATTTCAATAAATACCCAAAACAAACTACTTTTCGCTCCATTTATTCCTTTTCGTTTCCCGGCAATGCTTAAATCTTGGCAAGGGCTTCCGCTTAAAATTATATTAACACTTTCCCAATCAATATCCCATTCTCTCCACTTCGTTACATCTCCTACTTGTATTGTATCAGGAAAATGAAATTGCGTTAATTCAATAGCGTATGGTTTCAATTCACTTGAATAGTATTTTGTAACCTTGTAACCACGATTTTCTAAGGCTTGTCTGCCTGTATTCATTCCATTAAATAAACTTACTACTATCATATTTTAAAATTTAAATGTCCAACGCACCCCCACCTCAAAAAAAAACTTTAAATAAAACCAGACTACACACAGCAGATTGGCAAAATTGGCTTGAAAAAAGCCAACTATCGCCAATCTGCAAAACGTTATAAGCAAGTGCTACGAGAACATTCCTAATTCAGTTAAGCATCTTCTACACTCTCTGTCATACTTATCGCTTTCGTATTTTATTGGATCATAATAACCTCCAGCAGTTTCTTCAAATTCACTACCGCAATTTTTACAATAAATTAATAAACCGTTTCCGTTCCCGTAAGGCATCAATGTTAATTCTTTTTCGTCTTTCATTATATTTATATTTTTAGTTAATTAATCGCACCAGCTTATAACAGCAGCTACACAATACCAGCGAATCAACGCAACCGCATAGGCTGGCATCGTGTAGCTGCTATTATTTTGCCTATAAATTTATCTAAAACTTGAAACTTTGTGCAAGGGGCAAACAGACACAAAGCCGCAAAACGTTATACGCAATTATGTTTTGTATCATTATTGTCAGCTTAAACCTTACTTCGTTACTACAAAACATAACAGACTTATAACAAATAATATAAGAAATGGCTAAGAGTTCATATTATCGTTAGTCGCTTGTTCAAATTTTCGGCACTTAATGAAGTTTGCTGCCAATTTATAGGTCGCCACTTCTCATATTCTAATCCGTTATAAGCAATTATACTGCCTTTTATTTCACAATCGCAAAATAACTGTTCGCTTCGCCTACTAACAGCAAATAAATCCAATACTTGCCTGTGGTGTTCATCAAAGTGTTCGGTTGTCATATTAATTCATTAAATTTATTCATAGGTGTATGCCCATTGCCGTGAAAAAAAGTAGGGAAAGTATCGGTGCCCTTATTTCTTATCCATACTTTTCCCGAAAAAGAATCTAAGTTAAACTCATCCTCATCACAGAAAGCAATAGTTTGGAACACTTCACATCCCGTGTCAAGCCTTACTATTTCGGGTTCATTCAAATATAAGTCAGTGAGCCATACTTGATCTACATCAATAGAAGTTAAAGGGTACTTATCTATCATCGCACAGAAGATAGAAGAATTACAAAACCATCCTCCCCCATTCACGTATTTAAACGGGCTTTTTGTTTCTGGATAAAGTATCGATTTAGATGGGTGAGGGTAGCAATTCTTTTCTGCACTCAGCAATATAATATCTTTATCCTTAATTTTATTAAGAGTCGCTTCCATCGTATCGAATACAAGGCTATCCCAAGCATCCGTATAAAAGAAATGGGTTATCTCAGGATGTGTTTTTAGGTATTCGTAAGTTTTAATAATTTTATCACCAAACCCTTTCCACTCATGCAGAATTATGTGGAAGTCCCATCCATACTTTTCTAAAGACTTTTCAAGCATTTTACACTTGTGATAATCTTCTTTACTGCATGTGGTTAGTAATTTATTCATGGAATGGTGTATAATAGGTTGATATTGTCCCGCTAGAATATCCTTCCATAAGTTTGGTTATAGTGCCAATGTCAAGTGTCGCGTGTTTCTCCTTCCACGATTGATAAGGGGTAGCCCCTTCATCTATGTGGTCAATCTCTACATGAGGCAGAAAGCAGTTTTTAAATCCTACCGCCCTACTTCGGGATGAAGCAAGAACATCGTCCCATCCATACTGCTTGGGTTGGTAGAGGTAGCCTATTTTGTCAAGCAAAGCACTTGAGTACATTTGGCAAGTCCCCATCACATGGTGAACATCCTCGACAATAATCCATCTCTCCCCTGGAACCTGAGGTAATTGAATAAGTTTAGATCGGTAGTAACTATCCGTATGGTTCACATTCTCTATGCAATCCTTTCTTTTTAATCCTATTATTCCTATTGTAGAATCTCTCCTTATTGCATCTTCCATTACTTCTATCCATCCGCTTGAATGAATTACTACATCATCATCCATTTTGATGCAGTTCTCTTTTTCTTCCCGCAACTTGAAGCATTTGTTAATGGCCTCCGCAGTACCGATATTTTTATAGTTTTTAATGATTGCTACATCATGCCCCCATTGTCTTTTCCAGTCGTTAACCAAGTGCATGGTATTGGTAGTTTCTGCATTGATCGATAAAATTAGTCGATGCTTTTTAAGATCGACTGTCATTGATAAAGATTCAAGTGTCCGTATGAGACAATCATCTTTCTTGTTTTCTTCGGTGGAATACACCGCCATTGCTATTAGTGCCATATTATAAGTGGGTTGATTCGTATTCTTTGTATCGTTGGTAGATAGTATTCAGACCTTCAATCACACATCCGGAGCATCCTAAGTTCATCGCTTGCCCTCCTTCATCTACTATTACTGCATTGATAGCCCCTATTGATGGATGGGCAGTGTTAATCGTTTGAACTTGTAAATAGAAGTCGTAAACGTGCTTATGATGCTTTAAGGTATTATAGTTTGCTTCGGTCATATTCCCGTGAAATTATCGACATTGAAAAATATAAAAAAAAGGCCATATAAGGATTGAAAAATAAACATACCCAAAAAGAAAGACAAGGGGCACAAGTAAATGGTTTACCCAACTTTCTAAAGATAGGAAACAAAATACGAAGCAATGGGAGTATGAATTTTTCCAATCCTAAACAAAACCCTATAATTTCTAAATAGATAAGCATTGCTCTTTAAGTTCATTTATTGTCTTTTGTATTTCGTGGGCTATGGAACGCATCGGAATATTTGTTCTTTTTGATATCTGCCTATAACTTTCTCCTTCTGCCCACCTTCTCAACAACTCCACTTTATAGAAATTATCCTGAGTAACCCTCTGAGCGAAGAACCTATAAATAGGATTCTCTTGTAAGTCTATCCGTTCCATCTTGGCAATGTTCTCTCTCTCTATTTCGTAATCGCATGATGGTAGTTTATAGTCTTCGATATCCTCATCATACATTTGATGTCTTGTTTCCTTTGAGAATAAGGACTTTTTATTATGGAACTCGTTTGAAAGGATATTGATGCAGTAGTATTCGATTGATTTATTTTTATAAAGTTCAATTATTCTAAACTTTGGCATATCGCACAGAATAAGAAATAAAGTCTGCCATAAATCGTCACCTAGCCGACCAGCTATTTTATAAGCAATTCCTTTTAGCTTTTTGTTATTGGCTAGTCCATTTATTACCTGATAGCTATCCATTGCAACAAAATTAGTTATCTGTTTTGATATTACCAAATTTATTTTTTTACCCCGTACTTTTCCAAAATCTCTAAATAAAAGAATCTATCGTTTTTTGATGCAGACTTATCACTTGCTAAATAATCAAGCCTTTCAACCCTTGAAAGTCCTATCTTTTCTATTAGTCCGATTCTGTACTTGATTAGGTTCCCGTGTTCGTAATAGTTGCATTTGATACATTGCCCGTGTACGTTATCCTCGTTGAATCTCATTGAGTTGTGTTTCCCAGCAGAGTAGAAGTGTCCCGCTTGTTGAACCGAAGCCCCGCACGAAATACATTGACATTCCTTATCTCTATCACGAATGAACTTATTAAATACTACCTGTGCATTCTTTTTTAATTCCGAGGTTTTTATATCTTTAGTTTCCTTCATTTGAACAGATTGATTATTGAATTTACTTCGTCCTTAAACTCCCTGTTCTCTTTGGTATGGGAGAATGCCCCGTTTATCCTTTCATCAATATAGTTGAACCCGTGAATGATGGTAGCATGGTTTCTTTTGTTCATGTATTCAGCGAGAAGCACCCATGTAGTATAAGGGTATAGAGTCTTGTATACGTAAAAGAAAATATATCTCACCCTTACAAGTTTTGCTTTGTGTGAGAATCCCATTATATCACTTTGCTCGAAATTGTACTTTCGGCATATAACTGATAACACTTCATGAAGTACCATCTGAGACTTGGTGATGGTTAATGGCTTTACGATTGGATTATACCCGCTAATTTTAAGGAATTTAGCCACGTCTAGAGAAAGTATATCTTCGATTATTATTGATATTTCTGTCATTTTATTTCTTTTTAATTTGTTTCCCCCTATTTTTATATTGGGCAATTGTCGTAACTCACGTGTTAGCTGCAACTGCTGACCTGCTCCAAATCTTCATTTTACCAATCATTATACATTTTGTAAAGTGTATTAATTTTATCATTTGTCGGAGTGTCATCAGCATAATGCCTACCAATGTATAATTCTCTTTTAAATACGCTTAATCCGTTCCACCAAGAAGCAGCAGCCGCTAACAAGCGGTTAGCGTCATTGCCGTTTTCTTGGTTAATTGAAGTTTTGTGTTCCATATCAAATTTATTTTTAAAGTTAAAGTTTTGTGTTCCAAAGTCGGCAACGAACGCCAACCGCCAAAACGTTATAAGCAAGTGCCACACAAGCCGACACACGGCCAAAGCCCCAGCTTATAACAGCAAATAGGCTCAAGTTTTTAAACGCCTGCGCTCGTCAACCAAAAACATTTCGTATAAATCATTAATAGTCTTATACTCACAATGAATATCCGACCAATATTTACCTATATGTTTCGGGTGAGTTTTTGCCTTTTTCTTCCATTCGTTTTTTGATAACCATTCCGCAAAATTAACGGCTACCATTTTTACAGCATCTAAAATTGTTTCCATTTTATTTTCTTTTTTAACTAATCCTAACCTTACACACAATGGCGGTGTTACTTCTTTTGATGTAATTCTCATTGCTTCTTTTACTATTTCCTTTGTAATTGATTCGTTCATTCATTTACTGTTTAAAAACCTAAGCCTATTTGCAAAACGTTAGCGGTAATTATACACGACACCCTTTATCCGTTTGAAATTTAATTTGTTCTGAATAGTTTTTGCGGACAATCTCTATTTGTTTTAAAATTGCATTTGCAAATTCTTCAAGCTCATCAATTTCAACATCAAACATTATTGCTTTTTGTTTGTCTTTTCCGCAATTAATCCACATTGAAAAAATAGTAGTATCGTCCATTTCTTCTTCATTGTTTTTATAAACTAACAAATCGTGTGTGTCCGAAAAAACATAAACTTCCGCTTTTTCATTAAAATCTTCTATTGTTGCATCAATCGAAGCACTTCTTAAAGGCATTTTTATTTCCATAATCTTAAAATAACTACCGCTAACAGCACCTTTAAAAAATGGCTGCCATAAGCATTGTTTGTCAAATGAAGTAATTTTTAGGCAGCCACTTCTTAAAGCTGCAAAACGTTAGTGTCAAGTAATAAATTTACTTTTTAAATCCATTTGTCAAGTTATATGGTTACTTCGCAATTCGCGAATCGACTATCATCATACAATATACGTGCCAAACTAAAATAAATCTTTATTTTCGACATCACTACCATATACTGAATAATCAGTTTGGTACTCCGTTTGGATGTCTGAAAATTTAGTTAGCTCAGGGGTGAACTTTGCCTTTACACTTCCAGTGCTTCCATTTCGGTGCTTAGCAATGTAGATGTTTGTTTCTCCTGGCACTTCTACATTCATTGAATAATACTCAGGTCGCATCAAGAAAATAACAATATCAGCATCTTGCTCAATACTTCCGCTATCTCTTAGGTCGCTAAGTTGTGGCTCTTTACTTGGTCGCTCCTCTACCTTCCTACTCAATTGAGAAAGGGCTATAATTGGTATATTTAACTCTTTGGCGATAGATTTTAACCCCGCTGAAATTTCGCTTACCTCATTTTCCTTCGTTCTGTTCTTACCTCCTTCAGGCTTCATTAAACCTAAATAATCAACTATCAATAACTTAATCCCGTACTTTATAATCATTTTACGTGCCTTATTTCGTACTTGCATCACACTCAAGGAAGGTGAATCATCAATGTATAGTTTTGTATTCTTTACTTGCACAGTAGCCTCCATCATTCTGTCAAAGTAAGCCCCTTTTACGGTTTTATTTGTGAGATAGTCCAGCGGGATACTAGAATTTAAAGCAGTGAATCTGTTGCATAGTTCTTCACTTGACATCTCCATCGACAAAAAACCAACTGGAATATTACCCATTGAGATATTCCGTGCTGCCGATAAAGCGAAAGCCGTCTTCCCTTGTCCAGGCCTTGCAGCAATTATTACTAAGTTTTGAGCTTTTATTCCCATCAAAACAGAGTCAACACATCTAAGCCCTGTCATTATCCCGCTTAAAATGCCTTCCTTCCTATTGTCAATCGATTTAATTTGCTTTTGATATAGGTCATTAATTGATTGTACTTGCCTAGTAGAACTATCTTTTGTAAGGTCGTAAATCTTTCTATCTAATCCCTCTAAAATTTCAAAACAGTCGGCATCTGTTTCTAAAGTTAAAAGTTCTGTTAATTTAGCAATTTTGGCGACCTCCCGAAGTAGGTATCTTTCTTGCACAATTCTACCGTAAAATGAAATATTCGCAACTGAAACTAATCTATCTGTCAAGGATGTTACAAAATAAGCCCCTCCTATCGATTCTAAGGAACTATCTACCCTTAGTTGGTGTGTTAGTGTAACTAAGTCGATTGGATCGCTTAAAAGTGCCATTCTGTAACAAACTGAATAAATCGTTTTTAAAGCGGGATCAACAAACATTTCGGGCTTTAAAAAGTCTGATACCTCCGACATTGCATTTTTGTCTAAAATGATTGAGCCGATTATTGATTTTTCTACTTCCATTTTTTAAAAGTTTGATAGGTCAGGTTTTATAAATGGCTTCAAAGATGGTGCCGATATTATTGGTTTTTCAAATTTAGATGAATTTCTACTCCATACATCCAATCTTCGCTTCACATCCCAAGTTCGTTCTAGTTCTTTTTTAAATTTATTTCCAGATTGGGTTGGTTCTGTCCAGTAGGCGTAAAATTCATTCAATAACTTTTTACCGTAAATTTCTAAAAAAGGTTTTAGGGTGGAAGAAAATTTTAATTTTCGCCCATCTATACTTTCCTTTATTTCCTTTCCTTTCCTTTCCTTTATAGTATTACTATCGTAATACGTTTGTAATACGTTCGTATCACTTCCTTTACTCAGTCTATGTTTCTCCCATCTAGCATTTATAGAATCTATTGCTTTTTTACTTTTTTCGTTACGTTCCTTTAGCCTCTTTTCGATAGATTCACTACCAAACATTTCACCTTCAAAACAGAACAAATCGAAGTCATTTATTATTGATATTAAGGTGTTAGTTTCAACTCGTAATTCGTAAGCTATACCTTCGTAATCCGTTCGTAATACGTTCGTATTATTGTACAAATCTTCAATTATTGACCAAAAAATACCATAGCCTAACATCCCGTGTTTACGGATAAGTCGTTTAATTTTCTCATCTTGCCTAGCGTTATAATCGTGTGAGAAATAGAATGTATCTTTAGCCATAATGTAATTAAAAAAGAAATAGCCCCAAATAGTCGGGCATGACTAAAAGAGGCTATTCTTATATGTAATCCTTTCGGCTTACTTTGTGAACCATCATAATGCCCTATGATGTAATAATATCAATAAAAAAAACAAAAGTAGTGAATTAGTTTTACTTGTGCAAATTTATTTTAGCTATAGGTTAATAGTTCGGTATTATATTGAACTTTTGCCAGTCGTGCCCTTGCCCTGATAGTTCGGATTGTTTCATTCTGCATACTATAAATGCAGCGTTTCGGATTATAAATACATCACCGTACATTAAAGAGTAGTTGATGGGTTTAGGTTTTACTTCTTTTTGCTTTGCCATAAATCTTTTCCCGCTAAAATTACTCTGCTTGTTAATAAGTCCTTATCTTCCTTACTTACAACAAACCTAAATTTGTTTATCCGTTCATATCCTTTACCGTCAATAAGGTAAGGAAGTTTTCTATCGTCAGAGTCAATTATCCATTTGTATTGGAAAGGATCGAAACTATCGTATCCGTCTACAAAATCTCTTATCTTTTGGAGCTCAGATTTCAGCGGGCAAAAGATAATTAATTCTGCTTCATCTCTGCCAGTCAAAATTGAGTTACTAACCAACTGCCAGTAATATTCCCTGTAATCTTTTTTAAATGCTTCGATGCCACTTTCCATCATATCTACAAGGTCGCAGAATGAAGTAAGCGTAAATGGGCATTTAATATCACCTACCAAGTTTTCTGTTGTGATGTCGGGAGTACCTTTCCAAAAAGGAATATCTTTATGTATAAGTACGTCAGACGAGCATAGTGTATATTCAAGTTCTAATTCATTAAAGAGATATTTTTCGATGATATTACCCCATGATGTAGGGTAAGAGAAAGCGTTTGATTGAAGCGACCTACATGCTCTACGCTCGTGGTTCTTATCAGATATGTAGGAATAGTAAGGAACCCCAAATGTACCTTTTATTTTACCGGTGGTTGTAAGTTTCCATATTTCGGAAGATGTGAAATTGCCGACTCTATTATTTTGAATTTCCATGGTTAGAATGGTAAATCGTCAGAGTTATTATTTGATTTTTTAACGGGAGTAGGAGTAGAATCTACCCCTTCCACCTTCCATGCTTTAGCATCGGTGAAATACTTTCCATTGTATTCCCGACTCTCTAAGTCAAATTCTACATTTACATTTATTCCCGTTGTAATTTGCTTAGTACTATCCACAAGTTCGCCCCAAGTGCTGAACATAATCGTCTTTGTGAATTTACCTAAAGTGGTTTCGATTATGAATCCCCCTTTTTGCCAAGTTCCTTTTTTGCCTTCTCCCGTTTGAATCGGAAGGTGTTTGATTAATTTTCCTTTGGTGTTCATTATAGTGATTTTAGATAATTTAGTAATTTCGAATACGATGAATCTTCTTTTAATGCGATTACACTCTTTGCCCTTTCGATGTCCTTTTCTGTCATGGAGTTTATTTTTGAGTCAAATTCCTTTTCGAGAAGTTCCCAGTTGTTTTTAGACTCTGCTTTCACACTTGCCTTGTTCCCATCATCATCTTCGGCACCTATATTAAGCAAACTTTGAAGCCCATATCTTCTGGCATAGGTTATACCACTTCCTTGTGATTGTGCATCATTCTGTTTTGCATATATTATCTCGGTAAGTCCCTCGAAAGTTTCGCCTGATTCGTGAAGCAAGATAGTCTTAATGAAGTTCTTACCTTCGATATATACGGTAGGTTGAAGAACACTTATTCCGTGGTTATGTAGTGCTGGCATACAAGCCTCTCTTATAGAATTAAGGTCGGCATACTTGGATCTAAAAAAAGGGTTAGAACTTCCTTTCGTAGCGTTGCCCATTTCTTTCTGAGCCTCTAAAATTGCTTTTGATATTTGTTTCATGATTTGATTGTTGTTGATTCTAGGACTTCGATGGTCTTATGTTCTCGGTTGCATATTGTCTTATACAATATACGTGCCATAGTTTCCGTTTCAGCACCATCTACCGGGAATCCATTTTTATAAATCCAAAATTTTTCAGTCCCATCAGGGAAGGTTTCTTTGATTAATTCAATTTTACTCATTTTACTTGTTTGATTAGTTTAGAAAATGTTGTATTGAAGGCTTTGTTAAAATCTTCTTCATTTGATTCTGATGTTCCGTTGAATGCCGTTCCAGTAAAGCAGTTTCCTACCGAGCATCCATTACCTTGCTTATCCCATCCGAGATGTACCATTACTGACCTTTCTTCTGATATAATCCTGAAAAAGTGATTACCTGATACACGATAATGAGGTAGTTCAATTTCGTGTTCTTCCTGTACTGATTTGTGTGTGATGAGTTTCATGATTAAAGTTGGTTAAATTGTTTAATTGCTGTGAAATAATTATAATCCCGTTGGATTCTCGTGTTCTTATAAAAATGTATTTCGTACCATACCATTCCAAGGCACTCTACCTCGTAGAGAATATTCCCGTTATGGCTTCTTAGTTCTGTGTAGAACCTTCTTACTTCGTTAATCACTGCCATTGTTTTCATATTTTAGGTTGGTATTGAGAATCCTTTGATTTACTGCTAATTAGAATCTTGTGAGTATGCTTGATGTAGTTCACCCACCCGTTAAGGGTTTTTGGTTTTTTATCGGGGTGTACTACTTTTTGTATATTGAGTGCTTTCATTTCTTTTTTAAAATATTAACTGGGTTTAAATTATGTTCAATGAACTTCATATCTACCGCAATGGCAGCATCTCTCACGCTAGTAAACATTTTACTCCATTTTAATTTTTCCAGGGAGATGTTAGCAAAGAAGATGGTTACTCCTTGATATGAGTACCCCTTAATATATTTATAAGGGGTTGCCGTGTACTTAATCAGTTTGCGATTCTGTAAGGTTCTGCTTTTAGTTATTAGTTCGTTAGGTGTCATAATTATAGCGAATAAATAGCGTTAATGATTCTTTTTGAATAATAAGGGTAAATAAGTTCCGAAACATCAACTCCCCCTATGTAAATTTGTTCCACTTCGATTGATGCTGGGCATCCTTCGTGTTCTAGTGTTTGGGCTTCTTTTGGATTATAGACATACTCTACTTCCATTTCTACTCCTTCGATTGTTACTGTTGCTTGGCTCATGTTATATTTGGTTTATACGAACTATATTACAACTCCCGTGCCAAACTTTTAAAACAAGGCTCAAAGCCAATAGAATATAGGTATAATTTATTTCAGATTGAAATTTCAACGGGAGTGAAAAAAGGAAGTGTACAGTTTAAATTACAAAAATTCAAGTAAAAAGGACAAAAAGAAAGGAGAGCCAAAGCCCTCCTCTCCAAAACCAATCAATATCAGGGCAACCAAACCCTATTTCTTTCCATCTTGCATCGGTATAGTATTAGAATTATCTACCCTCCTATATCCTTCCTTCCATAGTAAATTAGTTAGGGCTATACTTTTTATTTCCACCTCACTTTCACTCATTTCGGGATGAAGAATATGCAATGATTCATGTACAAGTATTTCTAGGTGCTTTTTCCCTTTTAGCCTGGTATCTAACTCAATCGAATTATCATCCCCGTGAGCATACCCCCACACCCCATCTCTACCAAGTTTCGAATATACGACCTTGATTTTCACAATACCTCCCCATTAAAGACTCTGAAATTACGAAACTTGTATTTCTTATCTCCGCCAATATCTATCATTGCAAATCCGTGATTCCACTTGTTCTTAACGGCAAAGAAAGGTGTAAGCCCACAAAGGCAACCAACCGACCACGTTGTCATCATCTTATCCATGATATCCTTCTCCACGTGTTCACTTGTAGAATGGCAATCACCCTTTACAGCCGAATGTTTTGCTTGGAGGAATAACCCTCTGGCTGCGTTCACCGGTGCCATCATACCCCTTCCGTATTCGTGGCCGTGTAGGAAAGGTAGTCCCGCTATAATAACCGTTCTCCTTGCCCCTATTATCGTAACATTTGGAATACGTTTTTTTATGATAGCTTCAAGGGTGAACTCCTCTACCCCTAGCAATTCATGTGCTTTTTGAAATAGGAAGTTATCGTATCTCTCTTCGTGATTTCCAAACTTGTAGTATATTTTACACCCAAACTGCTTATCTAAGGTAGCGATGAAGTCGGCAAGTAGTTGAAGCTCCTCGCTGAACCTTTTTTTTCGAGGGTCTTTCATGAAATACGAAAGGGAGTGAACATCTATAATATCCCCATTCAGAAAGATAAAGTCAGGCTTCTCATTTTTCGCATAATCTAACGCCGCTGTGAGTGCTTCGTTATCTTGGTAGGGGAAATGTATATCATTAAGAATTAACCCCTTCTTATGGCCCTTAATAACGAAATTCGGGAAGGTTTCTTTTTCGGAGTCAGGGAGTGAATAAGGGTTTTTAGGTCTGTCCTCTGTTTTAACCATTTTGCTTGTTAAATTTTTAGCACCTACCTTACCTTCGATGTATCGTAGTTTCTCCCTTGCAGCGTCTAAGTTAGAAAAAAGTAACTTGTTTTCGGCATACATAATACGTGCAAGTTTTAGGGTAGGCATTTCGTTTCCATACTTTGCCCGGTACTCTTTCGCAATTGTTGATTTATTCATATTGGTTTTGTGTTTAGTTTGTTAATTCTACCATATCAATACGCATATTTTAGTGCGTTGATTCGATTATACCAACCCATTTTGAATCGCAACTGATTAGGGTTGTTCTTGATAATATTGTCGATGAATCTTATCCTTTCATCTTTCAGCCTCAAGAAAAGAAAGAACGGGTCGGATTCGTTAATTGCATCAATAGTCTTTTGTCCGACTACCCCATCTTCTTTTACCCCTAATATCCTTTGTGGAATCTTGATACCCCAAGCACCACTCCCCCATGTCCAATCCACCACGATATTAGCAATAGACTGTGAAATAATTAAATCAGCCTTCCATTTGTCCCAATAGTATTTACGTAGAATTATTCCAAAGTCTGCTTCACTAATTAGCTTCACATCGTTTTCGTCTATATCACCGTCACCGTCAATATCGTAGCCTCCTTCCTTCCAAGTGGCGATGGTGACACCTTTATTTGTCGCTCCACCCTTGTCTAGTGGGTCATTAACACATCCACCTTCCCAGCGAAGGATAAACGGTATTAACTTTTGAATGTCTGCCATAATATTTTAGTAGTTTTTCATGCGTTACTTAAAATAAATTTTCTTTAACACTAACAGAGTCACACCCACGAAAAAGAATATCCATCCAACCCACATTTTTATTCGTAGTGAAGCGATGGTTTCTTTTCCCGCTTCAACTTGGTTAGTGAGTTTATCAATTTCCTTATCTTTTACCCTTATTTGGTCGTTTAAGGCTATCTCGTGATAAGTGTTAGTCTTATATATGGTATCATGTCTTGTTGCCGTAGCCGTGTAGTTTTGCATCTTGATAATGGTTTTGATGATTGTATCGTTTTTGGTAATAGTGAATGAGTCGGTAGAGAAGATAGAATCAGTTTTGTAAATTGTTTGTCCTTCCACGAAAATAGACTGCTGAGGGAAGTTTCTATCACAAGCACCCAATAATACCTTTTTATTTCTCGCTGAAATTTCAGTATCAGTACTCACGCGGTTGTAAGCCACATTTTTACACCCCATAAAGTAGAAGGAAATTATCGCACCCATTAAAGCGTATATCCATAAATCCACCATTGTTAAATTTTTTATTTTTTTCATAATCTGAATAATTTATCGTAAGCAAAATGATAAGCAAGTGAATTGATGCCTACAAGGACTATGTACCGGGCAACTACATTCTTAATAGGTAGACTTTCATCCTTAGAACACAAGGGAATAACGGCACTCACATACAAGGTCGTGTGAATGACTAACTGGCTAAGATGGTACAAGTCGGTGAAGGGAACTAAGGCAGTCGTACTCAATGGATACTTCGCCCCTAAATCCCTATTACCATCCTTGTACTTGTTTTTGTAGGATAGAGATGGATTGCAAAATTGGTCATTTATCGAAGGAAACCGACCTTTTAATTTAGGGTAGTTGAAGGAAGCCAAGTCTTTGATTCCCCTGGCGATTCCCGAAACCCCAAACAAAGCACATTGAATACCGAAGGATACTTCATCGTGTTGGCTTCGGAAGTTAAGAAGTGGTGAATCGTGGTAGTTTTTAGAATCTCGTTTAGGTTGAGAATAACTAAAAGCGAAAATCAGCAGGAAGATTGAGGTTGTAATTAGTTTCATTTGGTTATTTGGTTTCCAATTTACATACAATACCCGTGCCAAACTACTTTAAGGAATTGTCAGTAGTCGTAAGGCTTGCACCAAACCCTAAGAACGTAGCAGCCACAATAGAATAGCCTATAATAGTAACTATTTTCTCGGGAGTAGGGAGCGATAAAGCATTATTAGCCACCAAACAAGCACCAGCACTACCAACATACCAAGCACAAAAAACCCTGATACGAGCGAAATAAATAGGTGTTTCACTTTTTAATCTCTTTAAGGTTAATTTCACGAAGTTCATTTTTCAATAGCTTTTAATATTCTTTCCTGAGACTCTTTGAGCCATTTTAAGTCATTTCTTATATCAGCCACGATTAACTTATGTTGAGCAAGTTGTTCTTTTATATTCTCACCCGTCTTGATGAAGTGCTTGGTGTAACCTTCCTCTTGCTCGACCCTTAAACTAATTGCTATCATAAAGTTTGAAATTTTAAAGGCAAAGGTGAGAAGGAAAATCAATCCCCCTATCATTCCACCCGTAAGCCACATTAATAAGTTCACGATCGATTCAGTAGTCATTTTTGTTTGTTTTAAATTATCCCGCTGCAAATATCCCCAGCGTAAAATACACTAAATACTAATTCACACGAATGCCCACTCACAGTATCAAGCCCTGAATCTGTGAAGGGCTCAAAACCTCCCACGCTTGATAATTCCCATTCATTAGGTTCGTTAGCCTCATTCTCAATCTTCGCTATCACATCAAAAAGTTGAAGTGTAGAATCGCTTAAAATCTCTATTTGGTTACTTCCATCGGCAAGTTCCAAGTCCATCATAAACAAATTTATACGATAGTCGAACTTATGACCTTTAATGTCAGGGCTACCCCCGTTAGGAATAGCCCACAAGCAAGGATAAGTCAAAGCATCAGAAGCACTCCAATCGTATTTATTACCTTGTGCATAGTGATTTATCTGTGCATGGTTAGCGACAATATCACTTATTTTTTTTAGTAGGTAGTTTAACGATGTCATTATACTTCTTTTTATCTGTTTTTTGTATGAAAGCTAAAAGCAATAATTTGTTTTTATCATTGCTCGTCCCTTTTTTTCTTCCTGCTACTATCATGGTTGAATAGGAAATATCATTTTACATTTTTCATCTACATTATCTAAGAACATACCGCAAGTGTATGAGTTCTGTTTGGGTATAATAGTAGAATAAGCCGACTGAATTATTGTAAGGTATTCGGGAAATAAAGTATAATTATCTTTTAGGTAATTAATCATTCTTTGTCCATACCATTCTGCTTTATTCTTAAAGGACTCAGTAACTAAGGCCATATCATCAATACTTATAGGGCTTGAATTTTCAGCAGAACGAGTAGAAACACTCTTATTCATTAATTTAATCGTCATAGGGAGAACTAACTCACTAAGCACGTAGTATTTTAAGGTAGGTTGGAGATAAGAGTCTAAAAGTGTTTTATAATTGATATTTGCCGGGAGAGAAATAGCACCGGAAGGAATTAAACTTAAAATCTTATTATATATTCCCGAACCTATCAAGGATTGGATGTGGATATCTTGGCTTTCTAAAATAGCGGGAGCAATCAATTTAGGATCAACGTTCTCATTAAGAATCGTATTATCTTTTATGGCTTGTTCTGAAATTAAATATATACTCATTATCTTACTTTTTTCTTAACCAAAACTTGGCTCCACCAGTGCCGACAATAAGGAGTGTTCACCCCATCAGGATTATGATACCATCCACCTCTTTGAGTCCACACGTTATATCCCGCTTTCTGACTTACCATATCTATGTCATCCTTGGTAAATAATTTATTCTTTTGTAGAACTTGATGGCAAAAAGGTCTATTCTTTGAATCTTCGGGGCCGTCATATTTATACTTCACGAAAATTTCAGTACTTATAATGTTCCCTTCATCAATAGTCTTTAAACCCCTGTCTGTTATTTTAATTTGTCCCGCTTTAGAGTCGATATTTATCACACCTTCATCGCTTAAGTATTGGAGTGCATCATTTGCCTCCTGAGGGCTTATATTAGCAATCGTGGCTATATCTGCCGTAGTCAGTTGAGGGTTCTCCTTGATGACAGATAAGACTTTTGATTGAATCACGCTTATGTCGATATTCAAGGCTTCGGCAAATTCAAAATCAGCGAACCATTCATCTTTGAATTTATCTTCTTCTTCGATGTCTGAGTTGAATCTTAATCGTTTCTGTTTGATAATTCGGTAGTTCGATGCGGGCTCTCCGCATTCATCAAATAGAAGTAAAATATCGCTTTCGTTTAATTGTGCCGATTGTTTAACGGGAATAGCAGTCGTAGTATCTGCTACCTTGGTATCTCCTGAGTTATCGGTAGAGTTTCCCTTTTCAATAATTAATTTTGAACCTTGGGAAATCCATTTTAAAAGATAATTGAAAGTACGTTCTATCTCAGCGACTTTTATTTTGATATAATCTACATAAAAGACTTCTTTAGAATCTATTAAATCTTGTCTACTTCCTAATTGTCCCGCTACTTTTACCCCGAAAATAGAAGGGTTAGTAATTCTGTGCGATATAAAAATATTATCAGCCGTTGCCGTCTCTAACTGAAGATATTGTTTATCGTTTTCGTCAGGTTGCATGCGTGATATTATCGGAGCTTGGTCTGCCTTGTCCACAAAATTAACAGTAATGCCTCCTGCATTGTCCGTGCCCGCCTTATTCAGCTCTAATTTCCTTTGGATTAATCTTTGTTCATCCTGAGTCGGAACTCCATTAGTGAAGGTGATTATCGTCCCATTAGAAAAAGCATTCTTAATGTTATTATAGTGGTAGTTAGCAATCTCCGTATCGGTATAGATATGCTGAATACCTCCGATATAATCAGGTAGAGGGTAATGTTTTAATCCTGGTCGGTATTCTTTATAGAAGAAAATTTGAGCCTCTCCCCCCACGTGATTTGAAGGGTTAAATTTATTGAAAGGTTTAAGACTCCCCGTATTCATTCCTAAACTCCACTTGTCGCTTCTCAAAAATGCCGTATCTGTTTTGTTAACCCGTACCTCTTGGAAAGGAACGTGATACATAGAAGCAATTTTAAGCCCGTCACGGCTCCATACATTCTCTAAATAAAAACCCCCAAAAAGTTTCAAATCTAAAGCACACTTCGCTAAAATATCATTTAAGCTCTCAAAGTCATTGGGATTCTCCATAAACCTAAGTAGGTCTGGAGTCATCACCCCATCAGATTTAAAACCGCCTCCTACGATCATGGTAGCGACACCCGTAACAATAGCATTGTGTTTCCCGCTTCTGTTGAGTAAGTCGATTAAGTGATTAGGGTAGTTGTTTTCTTCGCCATTAGTCACATAGTCCCGTGAATTAACCTCTATAAACTTAGGTAGTTTATCGTCTGTAAATTCTAACTTGAATAAAGGATATTTATTTTCCATGTAAAATAGTGGTGTAAAGTTGCTCTCTAATTATATTTACTTTTTTAATCTCAAAATCTTTTACCTTCTCATTGAGAGAGTCCCTTAAATCAATAGTCATATTTGGGTTTTCGTGCAACTTATTTATGGCAGAATACCAGTCATCAGCGAATAAAACATCTTTATCGGTGAAGACATCTGTATAAGGGGCACATCTACTCACTATGGCAGCCTTACCTTTGAATCCCGCTTCAAGTAGTTTGAGATTAGATTTGCAGTTGTTAAATTTTGTATCTAGTAGGGGGACAAGGCAAACATCTAAAGAATTATAAATATTCCCGTAATTGTAAACATCTTGTGAATTGATACATTTATATTTGCCGTATTTCCCACCGTTGGAAAACCATGAGTTGAAAACCATGTAAACTTCATTAGGGGTGAAACCCCCTAAAGCTAGATGTATTTTATCTTCCATGTGAATCTTCGCAAAACTAGGTAATAGAAGCCTTATGTCTTCTACGTGGTGTATTCCACCAACCCATCCGAAACGGGGCGAAGGATGGTCGTTATATACTTCATGCCATTGTGATTGAGCCTTATCAAGCGCATTAGGTGCTATCACTATATTTTTATTGTACCGGTCTATCTTCCGTGCAAGTCTAGCATGGGTAGTAGTTACTGCGGTTGCAGCCTTTAAAAGTTTAATGATACGGTATGATACTACCTCCTTATAGTTTTTGTGAATTATATGATGTTTGTCAAGTTCCCAAAAATCGTCTACATCAACAACAAAAGGAATCTTAAATCTTTTCAGTCGGGATATTTGCTTATCAATATCGGAGATACACCCGTCCCTATTCATTATCACCAAAGAAACTTTTTTCAAATCTTCATCACTTATCCCATCAAGGACAGTAGATTGAGCAAGGTCGAACCCTTTTAGATTGTGCATTGGTATTTGAATTCGATGGTATGCACAGCCATCTACATTTTCGGGGATTAGGTGTAAAATCATTCGTAAACTTTTTTAATTTTAGTTTGTGAATCATATACCGTTTGGGCAGCGGGAGTATTGATGTTTATTACTTTAATTTTCCCTTTCTCTACAAGCGTCGAAGCAAGTGTCTTATCGGTATTACTTGCACTCGCTTGTTCATATACTTCATACTCCCAAAAGCCCTCCATTAGTAATGCGTTTGTAGGCTCTACGAAAGTAAATCTATTGTAACGATCGGTGAATTGAGATGTGTCGGTAAGAACTAAACTAACTTCTTCATTGGATATTTCATTGCGAAACCAAAAAAGAAAATTAGGTAATTGTAAACTACATTTCTCACTCAAGGTAAGAGTTATTATGTTAGATTGTCCTTTTACTAATAGTATCATTTCAACAAATTTAATTATCTTTTTTCAATAAAACAAATAAAAAAAAGGGATACACGAATGCACCCCTTCTTTCATTATCAATCCAACCCCTTATACTAATCCGAGAGATGCAGCAACCCCAGCAGCAAGGACTAACGGCATATCGGGTTCATCAAAGGTGAAATCCAAATCATATCCATTAAAATCGCCCATTGCGGTGCCTGTTGATCCTTTGCCCATCACCATATCACATCCACTATCTTCTCCTACTACATAATACACTCCGTTCCTGTCAAGGACGATGAATATAAGTAAGTTATGGGCAAGTAGTTTCAGTTCGTTTCTTTTGTAGACATCCATCTTACGCATTTTGATGTTCAACTTTCCCGGATAGTGTACCGTTCCTGCTACTGGGTCAGCAGTTGCATCAACCTCAAGCATAGATGTGTTTTTTATTAACTCATATTTGAAAATAGAGTTTGCCGTAGGAGCCCAAGCAGTAACAGTACCACTTACACTTTTGGTTATTGTACCTTTTTGTGTGTTAGCAATAACCCATATATTTTTCACACCTCCGATTGAGTCCTTACAATCGAGTGCAAATGATGTTGTCAGTAAGCAAGCCATATTTATATTTTTGGGTTTTTTAAAAGGGGGCTTTTACACCCCCGTTAATTTATACTAATTTAAAAGATACTACCTCTGCTGGGAATGCTACCTGTACACCCACTTTGAAATCTGCTAAGAAATTCAAAGATAATCCGTATTGGTCAGGCATTAACATGAATTGCTCTTCTTCAGAAAGTAAATCTACTCCAATGTAGAAGTTTGATTTACGTCCAGCGAAAATACGGCTTGTTCCTGTCAATCCGTCTAGACCTATTACCTTCACGTTTGTGCCGGGTAAAGTGAGCTCGAATGAGCTATCAGATTGGCCATTGTAAGAATACAAGTTTGTAGACACAATTTTAGCAGCCCAAATACGGAATACATCAGTACCGCAGAATATCGCAACGTCCGATTGTCGTAAAATTTGAGCGGGAATTAAACCGTATACTCCATCAAAAACACCTATCACGTTTGCAGCAACAATACCCGTTCCTGTGGTGATGTTTGTTGGGTTTCCGTTAACAGAAGCAGCAGCGGTATCAAGCAATGAAATATAACCGTTGAATTGCTTTAAGTTTGCGTCCCATGATGTTGTAACTCCTTGCCAGTATGCAATCTCTAATTGTTTAGCAATCGCATCAGCTTTTAATTCTGAATACATTTGTTCGAATGGTACATCGGTAGCGTCATTACCCGGCTTCAACTGAGTATTGAAATAGTAAGCGTTCAAGTCTTTAACACATAATGTCTCCATCACTTGAATAGGGGCAACAGTAAGCACTCTTTGAGTTACTGTGGTAGTTCCCGAAGCAGCGAAGGTACATGATGCCGCCTTGAATTGAGCTGATGTAGCTAAGATGTTAATTGTAGCACTCGACTTAATACCCGTTTGAGGGGTGAAAATTGAGCCTGTTTTGCTACCAAATAAGGTAGCTGTGATTAATGGTAGCTTATGTTCGTTAACGTAAGCGGTAAGTCCTCCTAATGAAAATGCCATGTTTTAAATTTGATTTAATTTGTTATCGTTTTGGCAGACTTTTTATCGCTGCTGCTAAAGCGTTTATTCTATTTTGTTTTTCCTCTTGCTTACCAAAATTGGTTCCTATTGGCTCTGCCTTAACCTCAGGAGTTATGTTCATAAGTTCCACCAACTCAATGATTTTAGAGAAACTTAATTTGTTTGCCTCATTAACCTCGTTTGCTTTGTTTTGAAGTATGACCATTTGAGCCCTCAGTTCCAAAATTTCAGCGTTGATAGGCTCTAAATCTACACTCGCCATCACGGGCATATCGTTAACACTTTGTTCAGGGGCTACGGAAGCGGTGATAGATGTTACTTTTCCCGCTGAAACTGCGACAATAGTGCCATCTTCAAATTCGATATTTCCATCTGGTGCGGGCATTTGTCCAGTATGACCAACTACGAAAATATCTACCCCCTGTGCAAGTTCGCCATCCCACTTTATAATCGTTCCATCTTTAGCGGTAGCGGTGCTTTGTTCTGTCTCCGTGGTTGTAGATGGCTCTTCAACCGAAGTATCAACCTCTGCTAGTTTAATTCCTAAAAGTAATTTAATAGCGTCTAATTTATCTTTAAATGGGTTCATAATATGTAATAGTATAAATTATAGTTGTGTGCAATTAACTTCTTAATATAGCCTCTATTTGAGAAATCAAGGCAGCATCTTTCATTCCTTCGGGGATAAACATTCCTTCAACAGAAAACCCCTTGAATTTTCCCGCTTTAATTTCGTTCCATATCGTAGCATCATCTACTTTATATGAACCGAACCATGCCCCATCTGGTAAATCTTCAAATCCTATTGGAGGGGACATTTTACTTCTGTCAATTATAAAAGACTCAATCATGTACACGTCTTGTGCTATCTGTTTAGCATCGTGCATCTTATTAACGTTGGAAGTATTACCCTGCTTGAAGAACTTTTTAATAATGTTGTATATTGACTCTTTAGAAAACTCTACATAGAACTCTTGCCCTTTTTCATTTCGGTAGATGGGTGCATCAGGAACCAATAAAGGCCCCGACACAATTTGTTTTTCTTCGTCCGTAGCCTTGAAAGTATATTTTTCATCGCTAAATTTAAGGAATAGTCCACTTCCATATCCTATCTCATCAATAGCGGGCTTATCTACGAGAGCGACAAATTCAACTCCCGAAGATTCATCGGTCATTGAAATATTGAGTTTATAAATTGGTAAGTCTCTCATTTTACATAATAGTATTTTTACGTGTAAAGTGCAATTTAATGAACTACCGCCCTTCTTTTTATATCTCCAACCCTCCCTTGAGTTCTGCTTATATCACCCTCAGTAACATAGACTCTTATATCATTTGTTTGAGTTTGGGTTCCAGTGCTTCCCGTTGCATTTCCAACTATATTCCTTTGTTGTTGCGGGGTCGTTGCTGTTGTTGGAGGATTAACACCTCCTCCTATTGATGGGCTTGTTGGGGTAGTGGTAGATTGATAAGTGGTAGATTTTATTTGTTTGATACGTGCGAGTCCTGCTACTGTTGCTATCGCTGCTTGTATCGCACCGAGTGCTGGGCCTCCTCCTGGTATTAGGTATGCTAATGGATTCGTAACACCTGATTTGTAAGCCGCCTGAGCCGATTCAATAGTGCTTATAATTGTCTGAGCTATTGATAATGCTTTTTGAATTTCAAAGGCTCTTTTATGTTGTTCTTCACTTTTACCCTCGAATATATAAACTAAATCAGATATGGCAGTTAGTGACTCTTTTACGAATTGAAATTTTGCTTTTTGCAAATCTTCTTCATCTTTCTTTTCTTTTTTACGAAGGTCGGACTTTGCTTGATACGACTGCTCAAGCAAATCAAATTCATGAAGTAGGCTCGCTTCAAATTCATCTTCTTTTACTTTCTGTCTGTCTTTATCCTCTTTGTCGGAAGCAGCGAACATTTCATTTTGTAAGGCTAGTTGATCCCGTTGAAGTTGGAGGGCTTTATCGTCTGCTATTTTCTTTTTGTCTGATGCTTCTTTATCTGCTTTTACTTTTGCTTCATTTGCCTTATTTCTTAGGTCGGTCTTAAATTTTTCAATCTCAATAAGTTTAGTATTGTACTCTTCGCTTCCTTTTTCTATAATACTTAATTCATCCCGCATCATTTTTAATCTTGCTTGTGATACGTCCTTTCCTTCTGCTTCTAATAAGTCAAGTTTAAATTTTCTATCTTTTAGCGATGCTAATATTTTAAGTTCTCGGTCTTTTTCTTCAAATGCTTTATTGTAGGCTTCCGATGTCCTTTCGCCTAAACTTTTAGCATCTTCAATCGCCTTACTGAAATCACCTGAGAATATATCGCCAATAACTTGACCTATTATTTTAAATCCTTCTACAACAGATGCTAATGTTCCCGCTGCAATTTGCTTGAAGTTATTGAAAAAATCAGTTATTTTTTTAAGAGATGGGAATGTTTTTTCGATGTAAGATGAAAACTCTTTCCAATTAGCTACTAATGCACCGACCGAGATAACAAGCACACCTATCCCCGTGGCAGCAATGGCACCTTTTAGGGTAGTGAAAGCCTTAACAACTCCCTCTTTTATAGTTGTGCCTAATCCTCCGAAAGCAAGTTGAGTATCTTTGAGTCCTTGTAATCCTTGCGACAATGCAATAGCACCTTGTAGCTTAATCATTGTTTTCTCTAGGTCTTTCGATTCGCCTCCGAAAAGAGCCATAGCCCCTTGAGCAGCCACGAAACCTTGAGCGACTCCTTGCCCCATTGAAGCAAGCCTAGCGAACTTATCAGGGTTCACTCCTTTTATTTTAATTCCTAAATCTTCAATTTCATCTTTTAATCCCGCTACTTTTTTCGCAGCATTAGTAGCTTGTACGCTTGAATCCCCAAACCTACGAGCCATCTCTATGGCTTCTGCCTTGGCTTCACGTAATTCAGTCTTAATAGACTTTACACTTGCCCCAGCATCTTTAGCACTTACGCTAATATCTACTACTACATCTACCTTTTCTGCCATTATTTCACGGGATTAAAAAATTAAATTTAATTCTCTACTTCTTTTGTTGCTTGTTCTAACTGCTCTGTAATCTTTGCCGTTAACGGATTGGCAAATTTAGCGGGCAACTCTTGGATGGCTTGTGATAAGGCCACGATGTCATTTCCGGTTAAAATTAGCGTGTACTCTTTTTGAGGTTCTAAGTTGATTTCTGTTTTGGGTTGCATAACTAAATAATTGTTAAAGTTGTTAATAAAGAATCTTTTGTTGTTGTTTTCAATGTTTCAAAGTCCACTTTTGCGAATGTGTCCATCAAAGGGAATGTCAGTTCATGGATAAGCATAGCTACCCATTTAGTTTTAAAATATTCAGCGAATATTTCTTCCGCTGCAATAGGGTTAGGGGTTTCTACCTCCTCAACTGTGATTGTGGGCTTCCATCCGTGAATGATTGCCATTGCTTCAACTTGTTTAATGTCTAAGTTCGAGACTGAAAAATTAAGTTCCATACTGTAAATATAATAAAAATTATCTATTTGGTTCTATACAAAGCACTCTACCTTGTTGTACGGTCATTGTGTTTGAGGCGTTAGCGACTGACCACTGAGCGGTTATCGTTGTATCTTGTGCAGTGGTTGTATCTATTGTAACAAGTGCCTGAGCGTCTGGTGCATTTGTAATTCCATCAATCCATAAGCGAGAGTTTACTTGCAATGTTCCTGTCACTCCTGTACTTCTGCACGTTGCAAATGTGATTATTTCAAATGGTGTACCAGCAGCGATATCCCCTGTCACAGTAACTGTTGTCAGTATGGTAGCACCAGCGTATTTCGTCCTTATTGTTAATATACCACCTCCCGAAGATGTTTGCTGTAAAGTTCCTGTAAGTCTAATCTCTTCCATTTTACCTACCTCAAGGTAGTTTGCACCATGCGAGGCCGTTATAAATGTAGCAGATTCTGTCAGTGTGTTTCCAACCGTTGTAGAGGTTATGATTACGTCTTGTGACATTGCCACTCCTCTACGTTTTGCTAATTGTGAGAACTGTAAGGAATTTCCTACAAGTTCCATTGTCCCTTGCTCTACCGTTGTAAGTGGCGAAGCTTGAGAAGTGAATTTCAATGGCGCTCCTCCTGCGGTTTGTAACCCTGCTCCCAATGTTAATTGAGCGGTAGGTGCTATCATCACCCCTATATACTTATTGAACTGAAACTGAGCGGTTGTACCACCTACAATATCGTGAGTTATCCTTCCTGTGCTATTGCAAAATATTGTATTGTAAATAGAAGCCGATGTTCCTATTTTAACTTGAGCGTTAATTCCTGACTTAAATACCCCTAATGTAGAGGTAAAACTAAATTCTGGGAGTGTCCCTGTCAGTGAAAAGGTTGCGTTACCACTTATATCTATTGTCGTAGAAAGGAAATTTGAAGCATCGTATCCTGCCCTAAATTGTTCGGTGGTGCTAATAACGTGCAATTTTGCAGAAGGGGTTGTCGTACCGATGCCGACATTGCCTGTTCCTAAAATAGACATTACATCTGAATTTCCAGCAAATGCAAAACCCATATATTGCTTAGTAGCATCAGTATTATAT